AGTGGACCTAATGAGAAACTACAAAATATCCATGAAAAGTTGAACCGCGGAGTTGTTCGTTTTGGATCGTTGTATCTTTAAAAAAAATGCATTGGTGAAAAGTCAGTTTGTCGATACGAAGGATCATACGTCGAAATAATCTGAAGGAAATCCCATTAACCATGCCACCCATTTGTAATTCAGATACCATCCCATCTTACCTCCTTCGCTGAAACTTACTTGCGCCGATAACATCTTGGCGGAACGTTCCGTTAATGTTCTCGGTGATTTAGAGTGCCTCATCATATACGTCGGAGTTGCCCAAAATGCCGCTATCGCTGGTTTGACCAATATTTTGGTAATATCACATCTAACCGCAAATGTTGACTCATTGTGTCTGGGAGAAACGATGATATTGAGGGGAGCAGTCTTCTGATGTTTTAGTTTGAGTGTTGTAATATTGCCATTCACAGAGAACCCGTTTTTTTCATTGGGTTTTGTTTTTAAAGTAGATAAATTTACTAACGTATCAAACGCATATCTCACCTGTTGTAAAACGACGGCGTTACCAAGGAACCCGAGTAAATTTCTGTTTTTGGTTGAGTATTTTTCGACTTGCCTCTCTGGCTCACCTGTCGTCCAATCAAACTTGTCGACCTCGGGGATATAAATTTTTGTATCGACAAATCGTTTAATCACCAAACAGAACCACCGATTGCGTTGGTGAAGAGCTCCAACACAAGTTGCTTGGCATGTTAGCCATCTGCATTCATACCCAAGTTCATCGAATGCATCAACAACCACCTTAATGTTTTCCGGTGTGGATAGAACGTGTGAATTCTCGAGGAATAAATATTTAGGATCACACTCCTTGGTAATCCGTATGATTTCTGTAAACAATCCTGACGCTTCGTGATCGAATCCAGCCGAATGCCCTGCAACAGAAAATCCGGTGCATGGCCAGCCAGCGGTGATTATGTCTACTTTTCCCTTCCACTCAGTTGCATCAAATGTACACACGTCGCCAAACACTGGAATCTCCGGATGCTTTTGTTCCAAGAACCCTCGTGCGTCTGTATTTTTTTCAACATATGCAATTGGTGTTACTATGCCACGAAGCCCATATGAGATCCCTCCTATTCCAGAGAACAAATCGAGGGCATAGAGCATTTATATATGTATCGATAACATTCATGTTCTTTTTGCGAACATATTACATAGGAATATTTTTTAATAGTCTCATGTTTATGTGTCCATTCGTGGTGAGCATGTTTATGAAGTCCAGTGTCTTCTGTTTTTGTAATACGTCGTATACAATGTCAATGTCATTTCCGCGAATTATGATAACGTCGTTATCGGCAGACCATCGGTCACCTTCGTATAGAGCGAACCCAAATACAAAGCGTCCTCCTCGTCTTGCAGCACTCGCCGTTTTCACCAAGAGTGCTCTCCCGGAAAATGTTTTCGTAGCACCGTCGCTCAAATACCGGGTCTTGTCGCCAAGCACGAGAGAACCCAAACCGATATCCCTGTTTGTGAAAAATGGGATGGTGCCATCTTCCGCGAAATATTGTTTAACCTGGGCGTGACAGTGTCCTGTCTTGAATGTCACGTCCAACGTTCCGATAGAACTCGTAGCAACATCGGGGGGATTCTCGCATAAAAACCCATTGTATACAAATCGTCCAACCCCGGGCGAGTTTTTCACGACAAGAACGCATATGCGCGTAGACGTTTCCACAAAGTCATGTGTATCAAGAACTTTGAACGCGATGATATCAAGAGCACACAGGAGTTTTCTCGTCGGGGCATAGAAAGCGGAATTTCCAATAGACGCGGGGATCACGAACGCCAATGTGCCTCCTGGTGCGAGATGCTGAGTGAGGCACTTATAGATGAATTCTACATAAAGATTAGAACGTCCCGAAACTATGTTTTTGTCGGATACATGTCCCTTGCTTCGTTGAACGAACGGGGGATTTCCTATGATGAGATCGAAAGAAATGTTGCTTTCCCATTCTAGGAAATCGCGATTGACAATTCCTCTAGACCTTGCCATGTCTGTATCGAGTTCAACACCTACAACAACGGCATTGGGAAATCTCTCACGACAATCGTCAAAAAACTCACCAGACCCAGCAGATGGTTCTAGTATATTCAAAGGCGTGGTGTCTATGTGTTCCCATACTAAATCACGCACGCTCTTGGGCGTAAAGTAAATCCCATGCTTAGATTTGTGTTCTTTTGTCAACGCCTTGGTCGTTTCTACAGAATATTGCGACAACATATTTAATATTCTATTTGCGAATACATTAAATATATTTATTTGACAATATGTTCGATATATTGACACCCTTGAGTATTAGACGAAGTTCTCCTGGATGTATTACAATTAAATCAAAAATGCACTGCGAAATGCCTCTTTGTCTGTCCGTGCCAGGGGATTTTGTGCACATCCTGGTCTCGCTCTTATTTCTCACAGTGACAATCGCGATAATTGGAGCTCTCGCATGCACATTCGTTATATTGACAAGCTAATGTATTTAACAAGACACCCAACCGGTAATGTAAAAAATGAAAGCTCAATTTATACTAGCATGTCTTTTGTCCTTCATTGGTATCGCGGGATTTATAACACTTCTTACTATCGGACTCATTAACAATTTCGGCGTAGTAATGATTGGTCTGCTGATATTTTTCTTCGTAGTTGCGATCGTCGGCCTGACATCCGCCATAAAAAATCATGGCGAGCCTGAACATGATACAAGCGATATCATGTTTTGGTATGTGTGAGATGCTTCATGATCAAATGACAATTGTCATATTGACACTTTGTATAAACTATTTAGCCGGATGTAAGTGAAGCATGTACCATGGGATTTCCTCCTTTTTCTGTTTCTTGGGTAACAGACATTCTATTTTTTTTCTCGGGGGCACGTATGATTTACATGCGAATGTTTCGAATGGATTAAATTTAGGCTCGTGATGTGGAACGGTGACCTCAGGAACTTCGGCATCTAATGGAATGGCGGGCGAATCGTTAAACTTGATGTTGTATCCGGTCTTGATAGAATCGTATTCCAAAATAAAGTGATTTTCCCACCAATCGAGGTATTTAACGGGGATGTCTCGTTTGAGCACCGAAGCGTACACTTCTTCAGGAGGATATTTTTGAAGCGCATTTTTTAATTTCACACAACCAGAGTCATCACGACGATGCTCCCTCATTCTCGCATAGATAGTTCTCTTCGTCTGACCAATGTATACCTTACCATTCGGGAACAATATCTTATAAATTATCCCGGTCTCTTCTTCGAGAATGATCATAATTTTACACACGCATATTCAAAATCATTTAAATTAATTTAACAACTTTGGTTATACACATATCAATCATGTCTTTCGGCGATTGGACCGACCATATAGACGTCATTTCCGAGAAGTTCTCTTCCGCTGTTCCGTTCCCACACATCGTCATCGAAAACTTCTTCAGCGAACAATGTGCCCGTGATATTGCCGCGGAGTTCGAAACACCCGATGAAAACAATTGGCATTTTTATAAGAACCCACTCGAGCGAAAGTTTGCCAAAAATGTAAATCTAGGCGAACGTACAACCGGAATGTTCGATATTTTACAGTCTCCTCAATTCGTAAAGATGATGTCGAGGATTTCTGGGGTGCAAGACCTGATGGCGGACCCGTTTCTTCACGGGGCGGGGATTCATGCATACCCACCGGGAGGTAAACTCGACATGCATCTCGATTATTCGATTCATCCAGTATCCGGTATGGAGAGGCGTCTAAACCTTCTTGTGTTTCTGACAGAGGATTGGAACAAAGAGTGTGGCGGTGACCTTATTCTCACCACCGATATCCACGCGCCAGATGACGTGATAAAAAAGGTTTCTCCCATGTTCAACACTGCGGTTCTGTTCAGAACTACGGACGATTCGATCCATGGGCTCCCTACTCCTACGACTACTGACAAATTCAGGAAGAGTCTCGCGATTTACTATGTATCGCCGCCGAGAGAAGACGCCACCCCCCGGAAAAAGGCGCAGTTTTTCCCATTTAGGCACATTCCGCACGAAAAACTACAGAACTTGTACGACATTCGCCCCCATAGACGGATCGAAACTGGCGATCTCTGGGAAGGGTGGGAAAATGAAGGTCGTGAATCCGGGAATTGGTAAGTAATAACTTATCATTATTATCGTTTGTATGAGTATGAAATGTTCTGCTCCTGTTTCGGACTTCGGAACAGAACCGTGAAGGTATTCGAAACAATGACGTTCGACCAGTTCTACGACCAGTTTACCGGCACTCTAATTTCACCAACCATCTCAAAAAAGCGTTTCATGCGTGCGAATCGTTATAGAAGAGTTTTTTGGAAAAATATGATTCACATTGGTCACAGGGTATATATTCCAAAGTTTTAGTATATTGACATGCATATTAACTTATACTCGTTGAATGTGTATATGTTAAAATGTTGCTGTCTCGTCAGGGGGCTGCTATTAAAATTAGTGATTTGACTGAATCCGAAAAAAAACTCGTGAATAGAGAGCTTTTTGTCGCTCCAGTAACTTTGAATGAAGACTTTCCAAAGAAATTTAAAGTTTTCAAGAGAAATGACACTCATGTGGTTGTCCCTAAATTTTGGGCGCTAGAAAACCTGAAGCGCTTCCCGGTGTCACATGATTATGGCGATGTGGAGCCTATGAACCCATTGGTAAAGTTCACCGGATCACTTCGCAAGGAACTGAAGCAAATAGAGGCTACTGATGCGCTTCTCAAACAACTACTCAACAACGGTGGAGGAATTCTGTCACTTGACACGGGTTTCGGGAAGACGGTCTGCTCAGTTTACACGGCATGTAAACTTAAGGTAAAAACGATGATTCTCGTTCACAAGAAGTTCCTCGAAGAACAGTTCGAAGAAACCATCAAGAGATTCGTTCCGGACGCAAAGATTTCTAAGGTCCGAGGAGATTCTTGTGATATCTCAGGTGACTTTATTATCGCATCGATCCAAACACTTATTGTTAGGAAGTACACCGACTTTGGTGGGATTGGGTGTCTGATAGTGGACGAGGCTCATCACATCGCCGCGGAAAGTTTTTCTCAGGCAATGTTCGGCATTTCTTTCAAATATGTTATAGGGTTGTCAGCTACACCCACGAGGAAAGACGGGCTTACACGAGTATTACATTGGTTTCTGGGTCCCACGGCATTCGAAGTTCGCAGAACTCAACAAAAAAATGTTCTCGTGAAGATAGTTCCATTCACACATGCCGAATACAAGAAACCTCCCCCGGTCAATAAACGAGGAGACATCTGCTACACGTCGCTCATGTCAAAGATCTGCGACATTCGCGACAGGACGATATTCATCGCCGAGGAAACTAAGAAAATTGCGGAGACAGGCAGATATGTATTGGTTCTTAGTCACAGACGGAACCATGCTATAGAAATCAAGGACATCCTGGTGTCCCTCGGGGTCGATGCAGCAACATATCTAGGCGGAGATAAAATAGAACCAGACGCACAGGTGATTTGTGCTACGTACCATTTGGCTTCTGAGGGATATGACAACCCGCGACTTTCAGGGCTTGTTCTGTCCACGCCTTCGAGTGACGTGGTACAGGCTTGTGGGCGTATCTTGCGCGGTGGCAGTGGCAACGACCCTGTGATTGTAGATGTAGTAGACCAGTATTCACTTTTTATTTCTCAAGTCGCGAAACGAAAGACATTTTATAGAAAAATCGGTTTCAACATGGGCAAAGACAACACTCCTGCCCCAAAAATAGAAGAACAACTATCATCAATGTTCATCGATGATGACTGATATTGACAAGACGAATAACTTATACCATAATGTAATAATGTAATAAAAATGTCGTTCCTAAAAGAACTGCGTAGAAATGCAGTAGAAACTCTGCAGACAGGGGAAGTCGTTGACCAATACAAATGGAATGTTTTTTGCACTATGCTGAAAACGTTTCCGTGCTCTGATAGTTTTTCAACGGACGACTTGTTTCAGTCAATGACCCAATGTTGCGATATGTGTCAAAAGGATGGGCATCATCATCACGAGGAACATGGTTCGTGCTGTAAGCAGTGTGCGCAAGAAAGAGAAAATGCAGAGGATGTCGTACCATTCATCATGAAGAATTATTATCATGCGCATAATAGGCATTATGACGATGCTACGGACATATGGTTCGAGCACGACGAGACCCCCGTGATATATAACTACGAAGTTATTTGCTTGCCACCTGGGGATAACTTTTACGACCTGTGTAAAAACACTTGTGCGTGCTGTAGTTGTCCTATATCGTCATGTGAAAGTAAATTCAGTTACATAGTGTAATCTCGAAAGTTATGATAATATAATTCGAAACTATATGTAAAATTACATCTTACCATATTATTATATACACGAGAGTGTCGATATGATGCCTATTCGTATCGACAAAACGTTTTCATTCATACTGTAGAACATTTAAAATTCTTCAAAGTCGTCATCAGAGTCGCCATCGTCCTCGTCTGGAGCGGAGGCGCCAACCACGTCCTTGACATTCTCCTCCAAATCTTGTAGTCCGGTCTGCACTTCCTTCACGAAAGAAGTGGCGGAAGCTGACAGCATCGGCTCGCGTTCGGCGTCAAGATCATTTGCTACGTTCTGGGCGTAGACACTGGAAGCTAGGGCACCTTTTTCTACCTCGGTCTCACTGTCCTTGGATGACATCTTCTTCCAGAGGAAGAAACCGCCGACCAGGATGAGGAGAACCACCGCGAAGATCACTGGCTTGGGCACTGAGCTGATAAACTCCTGGATTTGCTCGACGAATTGCATCTCGTATATATTTACGTACTTATTTTTATTTCAAAAATAAACGCATAAGAATTAATACTCGGAATTAATAACATAAGCATCGTCCGTGTTGCCGTCCTCAAAGATATTATCAGAATCCTCGAATGCCGCCATCTCTTCGTCATAAGTCATATAGGGCTCGTATTCCTCGTGTGATTCGTGCTCAATCTCGTCATACTGCTCGGACTCAGAGTCGTACTCGTTGTAGTAAGCAGGCGACGACATTGTGAATGGATGTTTTTAATTATACATTTGGTGGAACATGGATTGTCTTATATAGATATTCGGAGAATGTCATTTGACCCAGACATGCCACGTCACGCGATGCTTTAAAAAAATATTGATTCTAAGTATATGTGGAAGTTCTTGTTATTGTTGATGGCTATGATGATTGCGTTTTTAGTTATCAGAAAGCAAGAAAAACGAAAGAATCCAAGGATATCCGCAAGCAAACAGTTAATAGAAAAGTCGGATATTGCAGATATATTCGGAGAAGACCTTCTCGACTTTACCGCAGGAAAACTCTAGTGAGTACGTTCACTGCGAGCACAATGATGCAAATTTGCTTCGTCTTCTTTTGCATGTTTCTCATTTCGTTCTCAAAAGATTCGCGCATTGCCTTCATTTCACCCTCGATCCCTTTTCCATGGCTGTCTATTATACCATGCATCACGCGGATCTCTTGAGTGACTGCGTTACCGTGACAATCAATCTTCGCCCCTATCCCTTTTCCATGGCTGTCTATTATACCATGCATCACGCGGATCTCTTGAGTGACTGCGTTACCGTGACAATCAATCTCCGCCCCTATCCCTTTTCCATGGCTGTCTATTATACCATGCATCACGCGGATCTCTTGAGTGACTGCGTTACCGTGATAATCAATCTCCGCCCCTATGTTTGCAATTTTCCCTGGGAAAGAAACGATGGAATTCATTTACTTATTTACTTATTCTTAACATTATTTTCTTGAATTTTTGCCACGGACAGTGATTCTATGGGTTGTCGATACGAGAGATGTCATATCGACAAACTAATGATTTAACAAATATGGACGATGAAATGTAAAAATGTCTGTTATTCCGATCCCCGCCGATGTCAATATTTCCACACTTCATCCACGCGTTGTGGACTTGTTCAAGAAACCTCAATATGCGCAAAGAACTCCCGAGTGGTATGAGGTCCGCAAGACTCTCATGACGGCTTCGGAGTCTTCTGCTGCCCTAGGCATAAAACCTTTCAATGGTTTCAAAGGGTGTCCTCGCGAAGATTTACTAATGAAGAAACTGAATGTGATACCTGTAGTCGGTATGGCGTTATCTCATGGCGTGAAATATGAGACAGAAGCAGCAGAACTTGCGATGAGCGTCCTCGGGGAAAGAATGTTCGAGTTCGGTCTGATAGTTCACGACGAGTATCCTTGGCTCGCGGCAAGTCCGGATGGAATTACTTCCAGAGGGTATGCTATTGAAATCAAGTGTCCTATGCGGAGGAAGATCATCCCGGGGGAAGTTCCTCATCATTATTATCCCCAGATACAGGTTCAAATGGAAGTGTGCAATGTTGATTTCTGCTACTTTATTCAATACAAACCAGGCTTCATGAATGACGACGGGAAACCATTCATCGACATTGTAGTTGTGGAGAGGGACCGTCTATGGTTCGAAGCTCGCAAAAACATCCTGTTGGGATTTTATACAGAGCTGATGGAGAGAAAGAAAACGCACGTGTCCGTTACCGAGGAAGCGAGCATCACCGAAGACATCGATGAGTGTCTGTACGATGTAGACCGCGAACCGTATGAGAGGGAATATGACGACTCTGAACCAGAGGTCGCCATCGTGTGCACAATTTCGGAAGATTTGTATTAAATTTTAAAAAATAATATATTAATTACATATAAATATGTTTGAAAATGTTGCGATCAGGATTCTGGTCGGCATTGTAATCATTGCGCTAGGTTTCATGGTGCTCAAATTCGTAAACGCAGACAAGGCACCCACCGTCGTAGAATACAAGGCACCCGCGAACAGGAAAAAGCAAATAGTTGCAAAACTTAACTTGCCCAAAGGCATACTAAAAAAGACAGGAGCGCCAACAAGTCAAAACAACGTTTCATTTGCGCCCAGTGCGGTGGACGCCACCATTTCCGAATACGGTGCCTGGGATACAAACCGGAACTCGTCATCCGGAATCATGAATCAGTTGAATAATGTAGACGCACTTACATCAGGACAAATGGCACCGATGACATCCCCCGTTGTGTCGAGTCCCACCAATACACTGACATCGGTTCCTCTTCTGGATGGGTATTCCGGCGATGATGGTGATATGTTTGGCGAATTGTAAGTATTACATTAGAGAATATGACCATTTGAAACCATATGCAGTCTTCTGTTCGCCACGAGCACACTT